ACGATGCTGAATATGTAGTTACTGGTGCAACAAATGGTGATATTAGAATTGTAGAGGAAGGTGTAGAAAAAACAATTAATTGCCTTAGTCAAATTACAGTTAAACATAAAGGTAATGATGTAGGTGTTGGTTCTGGTTTTACTCTTGACCAAAGAAAAGAGTTTGGAAATGACCATAGTAAAATCTTAGGCAAGACAATTACAGTACAATACTTTGAGGAAAGTAAAAATCAAGATGGGGAATATTCACTTAGATTCCCAGTAATTAAACACATATTTGAAAATGGAAGAAGCGTATAAATTAGATAAAGGTCAGGTAGGTATTGCAGGTGAATTTTATGCATTAGCTGAATTAGCCGGTTTAGGTTATAATTCACTAAGGTGTCTGAAAAACAATCCTGTTTATGATATAATGGCCTACGATGACAATAAAAATGAAGCAACACTATTTCAGGTTAAAACAAGTAGACCTGGATATAGTTCTTGGAGCATTGGTGCCGAAAGGTGCAGAGAAAATGATATAAAACCTCTATTCTATATATTTGTTAAGCTAAAGAAGCCAGGATATAGACCGGACTTTTATATTGTACCATCTAAAATTATTAAGCAATATATTGCTAATCATATGAGAAAATTAGATGTAAAAGAATATAAGGACCTTCCATCACCTCATATTCAATGGAGAGATAATGTTGACAATTATTTCGAAAGATGGGACCTAATTAAAAAATAACTACTAGAAATTTTTTTATTAAGCAAAATTTTATTATATTATAACTAATTAAAAATTATCAAATGGCAAAAAAGAAAAAGCATACTTACAAGATTGGACAAACTGTTAAATTCAAATTTTTTGATGGTAGTGTTCACAAAGGTACAATAGCTGAATTAACCTATATGGGTGATGTGGTTGGAGACAAAATATACTATGACTGCCCTCAATATACAATTCATGTACCAAGTGATAGATACGAAAGAGGTTATATGATTTATTCATCAATGACAGATGAAAGAATTAAGGAGGCAACAGAAGGTAAACAACAATCACTATTTACAAATAATAGTTTACCAAAAAAAGTAAAAACAAAAAAGTCCATCTCCGAGTTGGATATGGCAATTCTAAAACAAAAGGAATTTATTAATAATCACTAAAAAGGTTGTGGCTCACCACTAAATTAAAAATGGCAAGAACTAAAGCCCGAAGACAGCATTGGAAAAAAGATGCTAAAAAGACAATTCATAATCAACACAAACCATTCAACCCAGATAAGTATGGGAAGTTATGGAAGACCATAGAATGGAGATTGACAGACAATGAGAATGTAATTGCACCAGCTACCCAAACAACAATTGGTACTCTTATGATAGGAGATAAAAAGCATGAAATTACATTTACAGAAGCAAACAAAATTATTGATTTGCTAAATGATGCTAAACACCAGTTTAATGTTGCATCAAGGTTGGGTATGATTGGAAAAGACAGGGGTACATACTACCCTTATTAAAAAGAAAGGAGTTAAGATATATGATATTAAGTAGTATATTATTTGTTCTAGCACTAGGAATCTATGTTGCTTTACTAATTAGAAATGAACGTAGGTTATCTGGTCTAGAACAATCTCTTTTAGACAGTCAAATTAAAAACAGACTACTAAAAGAAGAGATTAGAAAAAAAGCTTATAATGGACAAATACGTAAGAAAAAAGCTAGCTCAAATGGGCAAAAGTCTTATAAACAAAGACCAAAACACCCAAAAGCTAAAAAATCTAGGGAAAGACAAGGAGTTAAATCTAGATAAAATATTTGATATTAACTCATCTAATCTTAGTGCCGGCAAGGATGATGAGCTAATAAAAAAGATTGATAGAGTAATTTCTTTAATTAAGATTAACATCAAATTAGCTAATGGACATGCTAACTTTGATACTGAAGAGTACGTTATTGATAAAAATACTGTCTTTGATGTTAAAATTAAATATACCTCAACTGGTATTAAACCGGCTAAGAATGCCCTGAAGGATATGAATAAGATTTACAATAAACATAAAAGATTAAGTAAGTTATTAAGTAATAATAGTAGTATATAGTATATAGTATAATTAAAAGATATTTATTAATATGGAACACTTTAATTTAGAAAATAATAAATTTGAAACTGATGAATTGGAATTGGTTGATGATGCAATGAATAATGCATATAACATATTTACCGGCAAAACTAGTTATGAGTCTTTATTCTTTGAGGGATCAGATAGAATACCACTCCCATTTAACCCATTCAGTAGAAACCTAGACTGTAAAGAAATAATAGATTTAATGGTTGAGTATTATGTTGATAGAGAATGGTATGAAAGATGTGCTAAACTAGTAGAACTAAAAAAGAAATTTTAAGATATGACCGTTAGACTTATATTAGCTGCTTGTATGGACCTGGGTTCGAATCCCAGCATCTCCACTAAAAGATATTTACGACATGGGGATGTTATGGAATTGACAGCAAGAAAAGGATATAGGAAGGTCACGTTAACTGGCGAATCAGTTGAAATGGCTATGGCTGCCTAGATAGGTATTCATGCCAAACGGTATAAAAGAAGTCAAGTCGTAAAAACTTCGGAGGATGGTAGGTAAATTATTAAAAGGAATAACAATGGATAGAAAGGTAAAATTATTTTTAGTAGAACCAAATGAGCTAAGTAGAAATTTGGCTGAAATTAGTAATGCAAAGCTAAGAAGGTTGATGACAAATTTTATTATGCAATTCGAATACAATAAATTTTCTAAACCAAATTATTCAAATAGTACTTCAGATTGGTCTAAGGGTTGGGATGATTGGACACCTACTAGTACTAATCATGGAGTATATTCAACAAAAGGAATGACAGGAACATATAATGAATACTTTACAGAAAAAAAGTTTGAAGAGATTTTAGATGAATTCATTACTGGCTTATTAGCTATGAATATCCAAGAGAAATCTGAATTTCTTAAGTCATTAGAAATGTTTACAAGACCAATTGATAAATCAGAAACGAGACAAGATAATATATATAATATAATTAATACTATATACTATAATCATAGTGAAAATGATTTATTTAACTCAATTAAAGTGTCTAAGTTAGAAAAGACAGGCACTATAGTTTTAAGTTCTTATAATCTAACTAGTATTGAAACAATAAAGGCTAAGTTAGTTAAAGAAGGAATAGTAGATATAAGATACAGAATTATAAAAAATCCGTATAATAATAAAAAAATACATACTATAATGTATGATAAAATAGGAGAAAAATAGTTATGGGACAAGTTTGGACAGCAATGAAATTTAAGGAAGAGGTTACGCAACTTCAACAAAATCTTGAGATGCAAGTTAAGAAAGTAGAGGAAATGATGTTAAAGTCAGCATCTGATAGAATTCACATAGATGATATAAGAAAAGAATTAAATAAAATTCATGACATCAATAAAAGAATATCTTATTTTGTAGGCTTAGAAAGATAGATGAAAAAAAGATTCTTTCCATTTTTAATAGCATTATCAGCACTTTCAGTGTCTGCTTCTGCAGCATTTTACTCTGTCTTTGGACTAAGTAAATTGTTTGCAGGTGCTAGTACAGAGGTCATAATTATGGCAGGTGCACTTGAGGCAGCAAAATTAATTGCTGCTTCTTTGTTATATCAATATTGGAAAGTAATTAATAAAATTCTTAGAGCATATCTGGTAGTAGCAGTATTTGTTTTAATGGTAATCACATCTGGTGGTATATATGGATTCTTATCTGGAGCTTTTGAAGAGACAAATACTCAATCACAATATTTAGAAGCACAAGTAGAAATAGTTGACAAAAAGAGAACTAGATTTGAAGAGAATAAATCTATATTAGTACTAGAAAAAGAGCAACTAAATAAGTCCATATCTGATTTAAGAATATCATTATCTAATCCTACTCAGGTATCTTATTGGGATGAAAATTCACAAACAGTAATCACAACCACATCTAGTTCTACAAGAAGAGCTTTACAAAAAGAGCTAAATACAACTATACTAGAAAGAGACACTATAACATCTCAGATAAACTCACTTACAGATTCTATAGCGGTATATGATGTTAAAATACTAGAACAACAAATAGGTAATGAATCAGCCAGAGAATTAGGACCATTAAAATATATGGCTAAGCTAACTGGACAACCAATGGAGAATATTGTTAATTGGTTTATGTTGTTAATTATATTTGTATTTGACCCACTAGCAATAGCAATGGTGATTGCAGCAAATATGGCATTTGCTCAAATAAAGCCTAAGATAAAAGACTTGAGTCCAGAACAAATATCTAGAGAGTTAGATAAAAATGTAATAGAAGTTAAACCAACACTATTTACAGGAGAAGTCACAGGTTCATGTCCTCCAGGGTTAAAATATAATACACCATACACAGTAGATGAAATAAAAGAAAAGTGGTCTAAGGCAGAAAAGGATATTGAGGAAGGTAAAAATGTATATGGTGAAGATAGATTAGAAAAGATAGAAGAATTTATTAAGAAAAGCCAAGGAACAGATAAACGTGGAAATAGAATTTGGAAGGCTGATATAGACTTTTAATACTAAAGCAAATGAAAACTGAAAAACAAAATTATTATACAGAATATAAAAAAGGCGATAAATGGAATCAAAGGCCTGGAGCACTTTATAGATATATGGAGTGTAGGGTTTGTGGTCAAATGACATGTGTAGGTGAAGATACTAGTGCAGTAACATGCCATGATTGTGTAAGTGAGGGCATGCATGCACAATTTGGAGGACCAAGTTCAGCAACAAAAAAGCCATCTGGCTTTCATAGAGGTTGGAGATGGATGAAGGAGTTTGTACATAAAGATGGTAGAGTATTCCATAAAGGTGTCGAGCAAATTGAATTAAAGGGTACATTGCCACCAACAAAACAAAAGGAAAGGTTAAGACTTAAAGCAAAGCAAAAAGAAGACCTTAAGAGAAAAGCTAGTGTACAAGTTCATAAGCTAAAGAAGCAATTAGAAAAGACAAGGTGGAAAAAAGATAAGAAAGTTGTCTTAAGAGAGATAAAATACTATTCAAGAATAATGAATGGTAAAATATCACAAGAGGTTATACAAAAATATATCGAAGGAAATTTTTTATCTTCATAATTTTTTATTATATTAAGAGTAATAAACAAATTCTTAGTAGGAGACAAAGATGGATAGATTAAGCTATCATAGAAGCGGAAAGGCAATCGAACCACAAAAGATTGATTTTGAGTTTAAGCAAGGAATAACAGCCTTTGAATTTAGAAACATTTGTGTAAGAATGGCTGGTGCACTTGGATATTCAAATAGCAGTATTGAAAATGCATTTCCAGAACCTAAAGACAACGAACACGAAGTAGACAAAAGACAGCTAAAACTTTTATTTGATTAATATGACAAAATCTATATATGGTGATAAACCAGAACCACAAAAGGTTCAAGCACAAGAAAGAGAAATAGACCTAACAAAAGATAAATATGCTGAAATATTCCATAGTATGGATATTGATGATGGCATAATTTATATGATAGGTGAGGTTGGAGAGTTTTCCTTTTATGACCTAGCAACTAGGTGTAGAACAATATTAAGGGAAAGGCCAGAACAACTAAAAGACCAGCCAATTACTATAGTAATAAATTCAGCTGGTGGTTGTATGTTTGAAATGTTTGCTATTATAGACTATATAAAGTCTCTCAAGGTGAAAGTAAATGTTATATGTAGAGGTCAAGCTATGAGTGCAGCTGCAATGATATTAGCTTGTACAACTGGTTCAAGGATTTGTAGTAAGCACTCTACAATAATGTTGCACGAAGCATCTATAGGCCAATATGGAAAAAGCTCTGATATTCAAGCATCTGCAAAGCAATATAAAAAGATGGAAGAGGATTGTTTAACTTTATTAGCTGAATCAACAAAGAAGGATGTTGATTGGTGGAGAGAAAATACAAGAAAAGATTTATTTTTATCTGCAGAAGAGGCATTAGAATTAGGAATTATAGATTTAATAGGATAATAAGTTATGGATAAAACAGCAGAACAATTAAAAGAAAACTGGGACAGTTTACTAGCAAAAATTAATAATAATTTTTCGGGTGAAAGAAAAGATTTATTAATTAAGTTATACTCAAAGATGCAAGACCAGATTATGATGGCACCTGCATCTGGTATAGAACACTTTCACAATTCATTTATTGGTGGATATGTAGACCATGTATTGAATGTTATGAGGTGTGCAGATATATTATATAAACAATGGAAGGAGATGGGTGCTTATATTGATAACTATAGCCATGAAGAGCTAATGTTTGTTGCACTTAACCATGACCTAGGAAAGGTGGGTGATTTGGATAATGAATACTATATCCCAAACCCTAGTGAATGGCATAGAAAAAATCAAGGTAAGATTTATACAAACAATCCAGATATAGTTCATATGTCCGTACCACATAGAAGTCTTTGGCTACTACAGGAGTTTGGAATTAAGGTAAGTCAAAATGAAATGATTGGTATATTAACTCATGATGGTGTATATGACGAGGCTAATACAACCTATCTAAAGTCATATTTACCAGAAAGAAGTTTAAGAACAAATCTTCCAATTATTATGCACCACGCTGACCACATGGCATCAAGAATTGAGTTTGAAAACTGGAAATATAAAAAGTCAGCAAAACCTAAAAACGATAAGTCAAAACTATTTGATGAACTATTTGGAGGTAAGTAATGGATATAAGTATATACATATATATAGCATTTTTTTTAGTAATTTCTATAATGGCATTTATAATATGGAATCTATTAAAGAAATTTGAAAACCAAATAGATACTGTATTAGAGCTGGAAGATGAAAATACTGAACTAAGAAGGTCAATCAAGGATTCATATAATAAAATGAAGGAGATAGATTCAAAGGATATATTTGAGTCTGATGATGAGGTTGGACAAACTTTTAATGCATTAAAGGATGTATTAGAGAAATTAGATGGGAGAATATAATTGCTAAGCCCTGTTGAACAATTTTACGAAGACTTAAAACAAAAAAAGATACAAGAAGCATTATTAGCAGCACAAGGCCCTCAAAAGAGAAAGAGGGGTAGGCCGAGGTCAAAAAAGCAATACTTTACAGAAGATACGCAAGCAGCTATAATTGCATACAATCATGAAAAAAATTATGAGCTAAGAAATAAGGTTTATAAGGAGCATATACAATATCCATTTGAAAAGCTTACTGAAAACTTAATACATAGATTTAAGTTTTATTATTTTGACTATCCTACAAGAGAGGTACAACACGAAGTAATAGTACACCTACTTGAGAAATTAGACAAATTTACTGCAGATAAGGGTAAGGCTTTTTCATATTTTTCAATTGTCGCAAAGAATTGGTTGATATTACACAATAATAACAACTATAAAAATATGATAAGAAAAAAGGGCCTTGAAGTTATCGACAAAAGAAGGAATGTGACTAATGAGGTTGTAAGAGAAAAAGACCAAGAGGAACTCCATGAGTTTATGAACCAATTTACAGTATGGTTGTCAAAAAACAAAAAAACAATTGTCTCTAAAGATAGAGATGTAAAAATTCTAGAATCAATAATAGAAATCTTTAATAGAAGGTCTGATATAGATAATTTTAATAAAAAAGCTATATATATTATGATTAGAGAAATGTCTGATGTTAAAACCCAATATATAACTAGAGTTGTTAATGTTATTAAGCAGCACTTTATTGAAAAGTTTGCTTTATATAAAAACAATGGCCGTTTTTAGCCAATTTGATATTTATTATTGATATGGATGGAAACAAAGAAATATTTAAGGGAAAAACCTTTTCTGGGCTTTTAGAGGATATTTATGTAAACTCTAAAGAGAAAGATAGGCAAATAAAAATACTAATATCAGACTTACAACCTCTAATTAAAAACTCTGGAGATGCAACAATTATTGTACCACTAATAAAAGAATATTTGGAAGCTTCTGTTAAAAATGATGAACACCTTGTTAAAATGGCAGCAATAGTACAAAGAGCTATGGCAAGGACAGAAAATAAAAATAGTGACTCACCTTTACTAACAGAGGAGGAGAAAAAGCAACTTTTAGAGGCTGTTGATGATATGACAAGGGGTGATAATAAAAATGAGCAAATACAAAAGTCAGGGTCCAAATCCAAATAAGCCATCATATACAAACTTTTTCTCAAGTATGAAAAAGTCATCTAATACTGGTGGAAAAAAAGATGAACTACCTAGTCAATTTATTGCTACTGTAGACGCAATGTCTACATCAAGGGACATAGGTGG